CTGACAGTGATTGGGCTTCTATGGGTATGCTTACGCTTTCAGAGTTTTCAGCTCTAAAATCAGCATCAGCCACATTAGATCCTATCACAATTAAAATCTTTGCATGGGCAGAAGAAGTTAAATTTGCCATTCCAACAGCACAAGCACCCCCTACACTCACAGCTCAAGCTGAACTTGTTGCTCAAGCTGATGAGTATTCTAAGAAACCAGTGTCATACGTTGCAGGTGCGATTGCAACTATGGCAGGATCTATGAAATCTGTACCCGCTATTGCTCCTTATGCGAGAGCAACCGAAATCGGTGCCAAAGGAGTTGGAGCACTTGCTACATTGTTTGGTTATTCTAAACCCATTGAATTGGAGACTACAAGAATTAAACCAACAACTAAAACAGATTTTGCCATAACTACTGGTAAGGATGATTGTGCCAAACTATCGGTTGATCATAAGCAAGAATTATCTATTGATCCAAGGCTAGCTGGTCTACATGATGTTGACGAGATGGGTATTAATTACATTGCTCAAAAGCAAAGTTATTTAACAACCCTAGACTGGTCAACAACAACAGCACCAGAAACAGCTATTGGATCCTTGCTTGTAGATCCAGCCGCACACTTAACTAATACTGAAAGTGGAACAGCTCACTATTTGCCAGCATGTGCTTTTGCTGCGATTCCTTTCAAGTATTGGAGAGGTTCTATGAAATACCGTTTCCAGGTGGTAGCTAGTAGATATCACCGAGGTAGATTGAAGGTCGTGTATGATCCCTATGGTGCTTCTGCATCATCGCCGGGATATAATGAAGCTTATACCACAATAGTGGACATAGCTGATACGCGCGATTTTACTATCACAGTAGGATGGGGTCAAAAGTCAACATACCGTCTAGTTCAACCGATGGATGATGTAACAACGGTGTGGACAACTTATGATTCTGCAACCTATGGTTTTGGAAATGGAACTCTCTCATTGTATGTGGTAAATGAACTCGTTCATCCTGATGCCGCATCTGATATTGAGATCAAAGTCTGGGTTTCAGCCGGAGATGATTTTGAAGTTGCTGTCCCACATGATGTTTATGTGAGACAATGTACACCAGTAACAACTGGTAACTTGTTGCAACCTCAAGCTGAAGCAGACAGTTATGAAAATGATCCAATGGGACAACACCTTGATAAGCACGCTGGAGGAGGAGAACTTACTGATCCTTCCTCATTAGTTTACTTTGGTGAAAGTATTAGATCTTTCAGAGCGTTGCTTAAAAGATATAATCTAAGTAGAATCCTAGTCAAGGAAAGTTTACTTAGCCCTGGACGCTGGCAATACAAGTTCTATTTGAACGTTTTTCCACCATATCCACATAAGTATGCTAGTAGTAGTGCATTTACAGTGGTAGACAATGATCTGGATAATCACTATACAGGTTATGTTATTCCACTAAATTACTTAAGCTTAGCTTATTGTGGATGGAGGGGTTCTTTAAGACACATTTTTGATTCTACGCCCTTACATGTCGATGATACACCGGCACCATCAACGGTGCGTGTTCTTCGATGTTGTGAAGATAAGGCAGAAAATGAAGTCTTTTTAGCAAGCACTAGTTTGTCAACTGACTCTAATGTTGTGAATTTACTAAACCAGAATTATGATGAAACTGGTTATGGTGGTTCTACATTAGAATCGACAACTATCAATCCTTGTATTAGTGCTGAAATACCCTTCTATACGAACAAGAGATTTTATCCAACACGAACCCGGTTTGTACCTTCTTTTTCCGTTTCTAACGGAGGAGATCAACTGATAGTTAGTGGAGATTTTGTCTCAAAGGGTG